GCGGCGGTGGAGGTGGCGGGAATGGTAACAATACTTCTGGCGCAAAAGGTGGAGATGGAGTTGTAATTATTGCTTACCCATCAACTTATAACGCAATCACTACTATTACTGGTGTTACTTATTCTGTCAGCACTTCTAGCAGAACTGGTTATCGCGTATACACGTTTACTGCCGGTACTGGCACTATCACTTGGTAATAATCATGGATTACTACGCATTCATTGATGAAAACAATGTTGTAACGGAAGTCATTCCCGGTAAAGACCAAGGTTCTGAAAACACGGATTGGGAACAATGGTACGGTGAGTTTCGTGGCCAAGTTTGCAAGCGTTGCAGGACGGATGGATTTCGCAAGAATTACGGAAACATTGGTCACACCTACGATGCAACCCGCGACGCATTTATTCCGCCACAACCATTTCCGTCTTGGGTTTTGAATGAAGATACTTGTCTGTGGAATGCGCCAACGCCAATGCCTACTGACGGACAACGGTATCAATGGGATGAACCAACAACTTCTTGGGTGGTTATTCCCATTCTCCCTTAACGCTACTATGTAGCCAATACACTTATGGCTACTCCAATATGGAACAAGCCTAGACCTAAAAAGCTAGGCTCTCCTACCCCTCTATCTTCCCCACAAAAGAAAAAAGCTAAGGCATCAGCTAAAGCTGCTGGTCGCCCCTATCCCAATTTAATTGATAATATGAAAGCGGCAAGAGGAAAGAAGTAATGGAAATTGCAGAACTTTTTCTTAAAGCATGGCCTATTTTTTTAGGACTTATAACTCTTATTATTGTACTATCTAAGCTTGACTTGCGTGTAGCGGTTTTAGAAGAAAAAGTAAAAGCTGCTTTTGAAATTATTAATAAAACGAAGGACAAATAATATGTTAGTTAAAAAGCCTATGAAAGATGGTACAGGTAAAGACATTGGTACACTTATTGGTATCTTGTTCCTTAGCCGTGAAGTTGCACATAGAGAACATTTAGCTACTAAGAGCTTTTCTGCTCATATGGCATTGGGAGCTTTCTATGACAACATTGTAGAAAGGGCTGATGCCATTACTGAAGCTTATCAGGGCAGAAATCAAGTGTTGATTAAGATTCCTTTTGTTCCTTATACACATGGCGATGTAGACATCATCTCTTGTCTTAAAGAATTTCTAGCAGAAGTGGAAGACATTAGATACACGGCTGTTTCTAAAGATGACACTCCTATTCAGAATTTGATTGATGAAGCTGTTGCCACTTTCCTTAGTGTCATCTACAAGCTTACGTTTCTTAAATAAGAAAACTAATAGGTAATTTTTATGTTTGAACTTCTTAGTGGTGGTTTGTTAGGTAGTCTTTTTGGTGGACTATTTCGTCTAGCCCCAGAGGTGTTGAAGTTCTTTGATAAGAAGAACGAAAGGGGACATGAGCTTTCTATGTTCACTCTTCAAACTGATTTGGAGAAAATGCGTGGTGAGTTTAAGATGGAAGAAAAGTATGTTGACTATTCTTCTAATCAGCTAGACGCAATTAAAGAAGCTTTTAAAGAACAATCAGCCACTGCTAAAGAAGCTGGATGGTTTGTATCTGGTGTGTCTGCTTTAGTAAGGCCGGGAATTACTTGGGCTTTGTTTTTTATGTATGCCGCTGTAAAAGCTGCTGCTATTTACATGGCTTTTTCTGTTAATGCTAATTGGTCAGAAGTAATGACTAGCTCTTGGGGTGCTGATGATTTTGCTATGTTAAATATGTGTCTTACTTTCTGGTTTGTTGGTAGGTCTATTGAGAAGTATAAAGATAATAAATAAGTCTTTACAATGACAACAGAAGCGATCACCATTGCTGCCAACGTCTTAGTAAAGCCTTTTGAAGGCTATGCTAAAAAACTTTCTAACGGCGATTGCAAAGCTTATCCAGATCCCGGTACTAAAGGACATCCTTATACAATTGGATGGGGCTGTACCGGATCTGATATAACGCCCGATACTGTCTGGACTGAAAAGAAAGCACAAGAAGAGCTAGATAAACATTTGCTTTATTTTGCAAGTCAAGTGGCTAAGCTTTCTCCTTCTTTGTTAAAGACAGAATCAAGAAGATATGCAGCAATTATTAGTTTTGCGTATAATTGCGGAGTTGGTAATTATAGAATTTCTACATTAAAGAAAAAGATTGATAATGGCGATTGGGAAGGTGCACAAGAGGAAATTGTTAAATGGAACAAAGCTGCTGGTAGGGTGTTAGCAGGACTAACTAAGAGAAGACAAGCTGAAGCTTCTCTGCTTTCTTGATGGAAACTAACATGACTGAAATTGACCCTTTTTCTTATGGACAATTAACAGCCAAAGTGGAAAGTTTGGAAAAGAAAGTGGATAAGCTTGAGGAAGGTGTTTCTCAGCTATTGGAACTTGCTAACAAAAGCAAAGGTGGCTTTTGGGTGGGGATGGTTATTGCTTCCTTTCTTGGGGGAGTTATTACATTTGTCATTGATAAGCTATTTAAATAAGACAAGGCTTTAAGCTAATGGAACAAAACTTTACCGAAACTCAAAAAGAAATTGTTGCTCGTAAATTGGGGTATGAAGGCCCAATGAATATGTTTGACAAGTTTCTTGAGTCGGATGCTGGCGCACAACAAAGGTATGGGAAAGTTGTTTCTGCTATTGGGCCAAAGATGCGTAAGGGTGGAATGGTAAAGAAGTTTGTTGCTGGTGGTGATGTCACCACTTATGAAGAATATAGAACAGTTCGTCCGGGCGCTACGCAAGAACAATTTGATGACTACATGGCTGGTGGTAGCAGGATTACTATGCCAGCAACTAACACTTCTAGTGGTTCTACAAGGATATTGAGCAACACAGGGACAACCACTGGCGGTACGACAGGGACAACCACTGGCGGTACTGCTGGTGTTGCTGGTAGCGTTACTCCCGGCACTGCTAGTAGTGTAGACGCTGCCACTGGCGCTCCTAAAATTGCTGGCGCTCCTACTATTACTGCTGCTCAAACTTCCACTGCGGGTTTAGGAGCGGAAGCAACAAAAGCAGGGGCTGTTACACAAGCTGCTGCACCAACAGCAATTACTGCTAGCACAGCAGCCGCGCCAACTGCTATCAGTGCTGGCGCTGTTACAGCAGAAACGTCACAAGCTGCTCTAGAAGCAGCGCAAGCTAAACAACAAGCAGCGGCTGGCGAAGTTTCTAAAGCGGCACAAGTAGTAGCACAACAAGGAACAGTTTCTGACAAAGCTCTTGCCACTGCTGTTACAGGAACGGCAGCTAAAGTAGCAGAACCGGCTGATAGGGTTTTAACTGAAGCTGAAAAAGCAACAGCAGCTACACGGGCTGATATTAATGTTCCTAAAGCAGAAGCACAAACTACTGAAAAGAAGTTTGAAGCAGAAGCCGCTAAATTTGTTGGAGCAACACCAGAAGCTCAAGCAGCCGATACTTACAATGTAGCAGCTACTAAGATTGCTGAATTAGCTCCAACTAAAGTTGAAGCGGCTGCTAAAGCAGCAGTGACACCAGAAGCAAAAGCAGCAGCCACTACAAAAGTGTCTACTGTTGAGGGGGTTACAAGAGAAATTACTTCTAATGAACTTGTTGATTTAGAAGCTCAGAAACTTCAAATTAAAGAGTCTGTTCAAGCTACAGCAGCAACAATGGCTGAGCTTGATAAAGCCTCTGTAGCAGTGGCTCAGCAGGGAAGCTTTAGTCAGGTATTGGCAAGCCCTCAACAGGGCGCTGTAGACGCTTCTAGCACCGTTCAAGGGCAGCTTACAAGCCTTATGGCTCAGTTTAATGACGGCACTCCTGCATGGGCTGCTGGAGCCATTAGAAAAGCTAATGCTGCTATGGCTGCTAGGGGGTTGGGTAGTAGCTCTATGGCTGGTGCTGCCATTGTTCAAGCAGCAATGGAAAGTGCTACACCAATTGCAGCTAAAGATGCTGAAACATTTGCCAATATGAATTTGGCAAACTTAAACAATAGACAACAGACAGCGTTGGCTAATGCTGCTGCTGGTCAAAACCTTGAGCTTGCCAACCTCAGTGCTAGGCAACAAACTGCCTTGCAGAATAGTGCTAATTCTTTTGCTTTGCAAAGTGCAAATCTTTCTAATCAACAAGCTGTTGTTCTTGCTAATGCACAGCTTAAAGCTGGTGTTCAAATTAAAAACTTGGACGTTGCTTCACAGACAGCAATTGTTAACGCTGCTAAGTATGCAGAAACTAACAACATCAATTTGACCAATAAACAACAGGCCACTCTACAGAAGTCTGCTGAGAATATGCAAATTGATTTGGCAAATCTCAACACTACTCAACAAACAGCTATTGCTAATTTGCAAGTTAGAGCAGCACTTACTGGTCAAGAGCTTACTAATGATCAGCAAATGGCAATGCTTAAGAGTACACAAACTTTTGAGGCTGCTAAGTTTGAAGCCACTAGTAAACAACAAGCTTTCTTGCAAGACGCATCAGCACAAGCTGCTCTTCAAGGGAAAGTGCTGGACAACAAACAACAAACAGCATTGTTTAATGTTTCTGCTAAACTTGAAGAAAGAAAACTCAATCTTACCAATGAGCAACAAACTAAGTTGTTTAATACAACGAATGCTCTTACTATTGAAACAACCAATCTTTCTAACAAGCAGCAAACAGCATTGGCAAATGCTCAGATTGATGCTGCATTAGCAGGTCAAGAGCTTAGTAATAAACAACAAGTTAATATTACTAATGCTGCTAAAGTTTCTGAAATTGCAAACTTAAACTTTACAGCAGACCAACAAAACGCTCTTGCTAATGCTCAGTTTATTCAGCAAATGAATTTGGCTGATTTGTCTAATAAGCAAGCAACTGTGTTAGCTAACGCTGCGACATATGCTGCAATGGATATGAAAAACCTTGATGCTAAACAACAAGCTGCTGTTGTTAATGCTCAAGCATTCCTTGCAATGGATATGAAAAACTTAGATAATAAGCAACAGATGGAAGTGATTAAGTCACAAGAAATTTCACAAGCTATTCTTAGTGACACTGCTGCTAAAAATGCAGCATCAATTACTAACGCTACTAACAAACTTGAAGCGGATAAAGTTAATGCTCAGCTTACAGCAGCTACAAATCAATTTAATGCTGGTGAACAAACTAAAGTGAATATTGCTAATGGAAACATTGCTGCTGATGTTTCTAAGTTTAATGCTCAACAAGCTAATGCTAGAGAAGAGTTTAATGCTAATATGAGTACGCAGGTAGCAATTGCTAATAGCAAAATATTAGCTGAAGTTTCTACAGCAAACACAGCGGCTGTTAATGCAGCTAATGCTGTTAATGCTAAGAATGCTACAGACTTATCTGCTGCTGAATATGCAGCTAATAGCCAGACATATAGAGACATGTTAACAATGTCTTGGAAAACTGGTGAGAATGAAATGGATAGGCAGACAGATATTGTAAAAACAACTATTGCAGCTTCGTCTGCTTCCGC